CATGAGGCAGGTGGCCGAGCTATATGGATTCCATGTAAATGAAAGGGGCAAATGCCTCTGTCCCTTTCATAACGATGCGCATCCGAGCATGAAAATCTATGCGAATGACAAAGGATATTATTGTTTTTCATGTGGTTCCGGCGGGGATGCAATCAAGTTTGTAGCAGAGCTCTATAGCTTGAGGAATGAAGAGGCATGTTTAAAACTCATAGAAGACTTTTCGCTCCCAATACAGACGGAAGCCCTGTCATACAGGGAAAAGCGGGAACGTGAAAAAAGGATAGGGCAAAGAAAAGAGCTGGACTACTTTGTAAAATGCGCATATGTCACATTGGCGGCTTACAGGCAGCTCCTGTGTGAGGCAGCCAGGAATCCGGAAGATGAGCATTTCATTGAAGCCTTGCAGGAATTATCAATTGTTGATTACAGGCTGGAATGCTTAAAAAAATGCCCGGAAAGATATTATGCGGACAAGAAGGCGGTGAGGCGGATTGGAGCAATCAGGAAACGAGTTATTGGCTGGCATGGATGCAATGGAACCGGGGCAGCCATTTCCCGATGAGGTATTCTACAACATTTTTGAGATAGAGGACATCGTGGAGAGGACACAATATATAGAGGCGCTAAAAGCGAAAGCAAGGATGCTGAAACGTGCAAGGGAGTTCGACAACATATATAAGGCATTTATCATGGATTATGTACAAAAGATGAAGCAGACCGGTAATGAGACCCAATTCACGGAACAGCCGCTCAAGCTCGTTTGCGGGGAATGGAACGCAAGGGATACCGGAGTGACTAAGCAAAAATGGGATCAAAGAGGAATACCCACGAGAGTAATTGCCAGCCCCCATCCAATCATACCGATAGAAATACTAAAGAATGTTGATACGAATGAGGAACGAATAACGCTTGCTTTCTTTAAATGCGGCTGTTGGCAGAAAATTACGGTGGATCGTTGTATTTGCGCTAATTCAAGTAAGATAGTGGATGTTTTAAGCCAGCAGGGAATTGAAGTGACGACAGAAAATGCAAAGTATCTTGTTCGGTTTATCAGCGATTGCGTCGGAATGAATCCGGTACAGCTCGCCCCAAAGAAATCCATCAACAGGCTCGGCTGGGTTGGAACGGAATTTACGCCATATGCAAGCGATATCCGATATGAGGGCGATCCGGATTACGAGGTTATATTTAAAAACATTAAAACGGCAGGCAGTTTTGATACATGGAAGGAGCTATGCGGTAAATGGAGGAAAAACATACCTCTCCGCATGATGATGGCGGCCAGTCTTGCAAGCGCACTGTTAGAGCCTCTTGGGGTGCTGCCCTTTGTGCTGCACGTATGGGGCGCAACCGGAACCTGTAAAACAGTGGCGCTCATGGTGGCTATGTCCGTCTGGGGAAATCCCAGGTTGGGAGGCCTGGTTAAGACCATGAACATGACCAAAAACGCAATTATGAGAAATGCGGCTTTCTTATGCTCCATTCCATTCGCCGGGGATGAATTGCAGACCATAAAGGATAAGTGGAATGGGAATTTCGATCAGTTAATCTATCAGATCACGGAAGGCGTGGATCGCGGACGTGCAAAAGCTTATGGTGGAGTGGAAGAAACCAGGACATGGAAAAACAGTTTCCTGCTTACGGGAGAGGAGCCGATCACCAAGTCGAATTCAGGAGGCGGATCCAAGAACCGGGTAATTGAAATCGCCATAGATGACAAGCTGGTGGATGATGGTCATTACGTAAGCACCATGATGGCTGAAAATTTTGGATTTGCCGGCAAAGAGTTCGTTAAATATATACAGAATACGGAAACAAAAAAGATTGTAGAACGGTATAAAACTTATTTTGATGAAATCTGCAAGTTGGATACTACAGACAAACAAGCCATGGCCATGAGCTGCGTATTACTGGCGGACGACATCGCCACGGAACTTTTCTTTCCGGAAGATGATCTTTTAAAGATTGCCGATATCGAAAGATATCTGCAGGGTTCCAAGGAAATAGACGTAGCGGAAAGGGCTTATACGGGCATTATTAATTGGATTGCAAAGAACCAAGTACGGTTCGAGGATCCCAAGGAGGATAATTCCATTAATAAGGGGGAAGTCTGGGGAAAGGTGGAAAGTGGGATCGCCATAATCAACAAGGACGTGCTGGTTGATTTCTTAAATAAAAATGGATTTGATTATACCGCCGTAAGTAAAAAATGGGCAGAGCGCGAGCAGATAAAGCGTAATTCCCAAGGAAAATATATCCACAGTACAAAGGTTTTTGGGATCAAGGCAAGCTACATAAAAATAACTTTGGAAACTGATGTGGACAATGACGGATTTATGCCGATTGAGGATGAGCAGATGGAACTGCCATTTAACTAAAGTCTAACCTGAAAGCATTAAGGTTAGACCATGGTTAGACCCTTGAAACCGCATGGATAGGGGCTTTATATATAGAGTCTAACCTGTCTAACCAGTCTAACCTGTTTATACACTACGTATAGGAGCTTAAATTTGGGCATGTGCGAAATTTGCAATATAAATATATAGATATGCAAGCGGTTTTTCGGTTAGACGGTTAGACCATCAGTAAAATAGCGGCTTTGAGTATGTTTTTTTGTTAATTTTTGAGTTAGACGGGAACTTAAAAAGGTTAGACTTTCGGATTAGGAGGTAGCGATGAGTAATAAAAGCAATGGAACAGCATTTGAAAAAGAGTTTGCGCAGCAGCTCTACGAACATGGCTTCTGGGCACACTTAATGCAGGATAACCAGAACGGTCAGCCATTTGACGTGATAGCGGCAAGGAACGGGCATACATATGTATTCGATTGCAAGGATTGCCGGGATGGGGTATTTAAACTAAGCCGGATAGAGGAAAATCAGCACAACGCAATGAAGCTGTGGGCTGAGACGGGGAATAAGCCGGGACTGTTTGCAATCAGGATGAATAATGCCATATACCTGACGCCCCACAGGATGCTTGAAATTATGCATGAAAACGGTGCAAGGCAGGTGAAGGAGGAAGAATTAATGAAATATTCAAGGCGAATGGAATGGTTGACTGCCAGGGACCGGCTGGATAAAAGGGTGATATGATGAAAATCAAAATCAGTAACGAGATTTCAATCCAGAATCCGACGCCGGAAGTAGTGCACTGGGTGAGAGGGAATTTAAACATTCCGAATCCGGAGTATTTAAAAAAAGTACGCATGGGATTATGGACGGGCAATACGCCGGCGCAGCTTAGCCTTTACCATGTGGACGGAGAAACAATCGTAGTGCCTACCGGTACGGGAAAGCAGTTAAGGCAGTTTTTAAAGAAGGACACGCTGATAGAGCAGGACCTGGCCGATAACGGTCTTAAAGAATACAAAGGCAGGCTTCCCCTGTACGATTATCAGGAAGCTGCCGTGGAGGCGTTGAAAAAGGCAGGGGCGGGCATACTGCAAAGCCCATGCGGTTCCGGCAAAACGCAGATGGGGATCGCCCTGGCGGCAGAACTCTCAAGGAAGGCTTTATGGGTGACGCATACGCAGGATCTGCTTAATAAGTCGTATGAGAGGGCGGCACTGTACTTCCCTGAAAAAACACTTGGCAGGATTACGGCAGGAAAAGTACACATTGGCAGTCACATAACATTCGCAACGGTGCAGACGTTGTCAAAGACGGATCTGGACAAGTTTAAATACGCATGGGACGTGATCATCGTGGATGAGTGCCACAGGGTGTCAGGAACCCCGACAAGCTTAAAGATGTTCTACAGAGTAATGAGCAGCCTTGCGGCAAAGCATAAATATGGCCTGTCCGCTACCGTGCACAGAGCAGACGGATTGATAAAATGTACATTTGCCATATTGGGGGAAATCGTTCATCAAGTGCCGGATACGGTGGTTGCGTCAAGAACGATGCAGGTAAAAGTTTTAAGGAGAGAGACCGGCATAAAGATAAACCGTGCCTGCCAGGACACCGATGGGACACTGGTCTACAATAAGCTGATCCCGTACCTGACGGGAAACAAGGAGCGAAACCAGAGCATAGCAAATGATTTGATAAACAATAAAGACTGTTTCAACCTCATCTTATCTGACCGGTTGGAACACCTTGAAACATTGAGGAATCTTCTGCCGGAGGGGCTACGTTGTACCAGTTCCATGATTGACGGGAAAATGACATCGAAGAGAGCCAGGGCGGAGCGTATCAAGGCAATTGAAGACATGCGTTCCGGAAGGAAACACTTCCTTTTCGCTTCATACAATCTGGCAAAGGAAGGTCTGGACATACCGCGCCTTGACCGGCTGTACCTGACGACGCCCAAAAAAGATTACGCAGTGGTGACGCAAAGCATCGGCAGGGTGGCGAGGGTATTTGAGGGAAAGCAGGCAGCAGTCTGTTACGACTATGTGGACAACATACAGTTCTGTGAAAATCAATTCAGGAGAAGAAAAACAAGTTATAAGAAAGCGGGGTGCATACTGGATGGATAGCTATGGGCTGCTTCTGGAAGTGAGGCGGCTGAAAGCCTTGAAGCAGAAAAACGAAGAGTCAGTACCCATGGATGAGCTGCAGACAAGATATAAAAAATCATATGACAAGCTTTGTGAGAATCTAAAAGAAAAGCAGTGCCAGCTGAGAGCATCCTATATGAGTGCGGTAAACGCACTAGTGGCCGTGATGAGCGAAAGCGTATATATAGAGCCGGAGGCGGAAGACGGATGGCTTTTCGACACGCAGCGGGAATGGTATGAGAAGTCAGGGCGGGATCTCCTTGTGAAGGAATTGTTTAACGCTTTCTGGTATTTTGGGGATCCGCAAGATGAAAATAAAAATTAAGATTCAATCAATATTGTCAGAAAGGAGAACAGATGAGCTTTAATGAGTTATCAACATATCAGTCATTGAAAGAGGGCATAAGAACATCCCTTGAACAGATGTCCAAAGAATTTATTGTGGTTGGGTTTTACTTGAAACGGATCAGGGATGAAGGATTGCATCACCAGGACGGCTATGCAGACATCTGGGAATTTGCACAGGATACATACGGCATAAGCAAGAGTACCTGCAGCCGGTGGATGACAATGAATGACCGTTTCAGCGAAGAGGGAAACAGCCCTTACCTGGCAGATGAATATAGGGATTTCGGGAAGAGCCAGCTGCAGGAGATGTTGTATTTGTCGGATGAGCAGTTGGAGCAGGCGAAGCCGGGAATGGCAGCAAAGGAAATCCGGAAGATCAGGAAGCCTGATCCGGTACGAGTATTCAAGAATTATGAAAAAGAAGTACTGATGCTTCAGGCTTTTACATACGAGTCCATGCAGAAGCTTATAACTCAATTCAACACCAAAATCTATGAACTGCATGAAAATAATTGTAAAGCAGTAATGGATGTTATCTTACCAGCTTTGCCAATAAAAGAGGAAGACCTGGTTGTTGAGAGCACAAGCGGGATCCGGATCTGTATTGGTGACCGGTATGCGCAATGGTCGTATTCCCCGTTCATGCAGATGTACATGTCATCAGGAATTTATAAGCGGCCGGAGTCCGAATGTGATTTTAACGGAATCAAGGAAGAGATTGAACCCGTTGTTGTACAGGAAGAGCATTCTGTATCATGGTTCGTAATGAATTATTGTGAGAACAGTTCTAATTTAACCAGGTTGATACAAACATGTGAGGAAAATGATACAAATGCGGAAAGGGCAAAGGCAGTACAGAAACTTTTGGCTCCTTATGGGTATAGCAACCGTGGAGGCAGTGAATTTGACTATTTGTTTGAAGGATATGATAAAGGAGTTACATTCAAGGCTGCTGGGCAGACGGTACAATTAACTTATATTCAGTTCGTGAAGGAATTTGAGGAATTATATGGTCCTTGGAAGGAAAAAGAATCTGTTGCGCCGGCGCAACAGGAGAAATGCGTTCAGGAAGAGGAAGAATCAGAGCATGTGGCCGAGGCAGAATACCGGGAAGTTGAACCAGAGGAGTATGGTCCGCAATTCTTTCTTGATGAGCAGAAGAAGCAATTGGAAGAAATAATAGCCGTGGGAGGCATGCCAACTAAAATGCTGGCCAGACAGAAAACGATTGTTGCGGCATTGGCAGCCATGGTGAAAGAGTTGGAAAATCAGGAAGAAATTATTACTCCAGGACAGCCGGAACTCCCGATACTAAAAAACAATGATCAGCGCAGGCAGTGGCTGAAAAATTATAAAGGCTGGGGTATCTGGTACAAGGATGAGAATATCGGGGTGACGTACTACAAATACGATTTTGAAGATGGTACCCGGTTGATTACGGAAGAGTATCCGAAACAGGTTAGCGATTATACGACACGTTTTCATCTGGTGGGAGGTCCTAAGGTGCGTCCAAAGAATAGTTATGGGTGTGAAAAATATCCATATCATGAGGTTTATACGAGATATCCGGACAGTGAATCCGAAATGATTGAGTTTTTGAAGCATATACAAAAAGAGGTTCGCCTGGCCGGATAATATTGGGAGGATGGCCAATGAAAGAAGCATGGAGAGACATCCCCGGATATGGTGGGAAGTATCAGGCTGACACCGAAGGGCAGATCAGGAGGGTATACGGATCCGGAAAGACTAGGCTGATGAACCCTTACCACAGGAAGATGCACGGTAGCCAGAGGATGGTCGTAAAGCTCACCCTAGACGGGAAATCCAAGGAAGAGATTGTGATGTCGCTGATCGCGAGGACGTTCCTTGGACCCTGCCCGGAGGGGTGCGTGCCGTACCACAGAAACGGGGTGCAATCGGATAATTACTTGAACAACATCGCCTACATAAAGCGCGCGGAACTCGGTAGGATGACCGGACAACGGAGCAGGCAGCAGGCGGTCGCTAAAATAGACAGCAGCGGCGAGATAGTGGAGGTTTATCGGTCTGCTAGGGAAGCCGGGCGGGAAAATTACTTGAGCTACCAGACGGTCATTGACCGGTGCAACGGAAAAGTAAAAAGCGCCTTTGCCCCGGACGGGTATGCCTATGCCTGGGAGGACAGCACAAAAAGCATGAAAAGTGCAATATGTAAAATAGAGATTGATAATGGGTATATGCCGAAAGCGCGGCAGGAAATGAATTTTGAATGGTGATCAACGGAGACGGAGGAAATAGAATGAAAATCAACTATGGAGAGAATGTGACTCTTGAAGTAAACATATCAGACAAGATGATGGAGGATTATGCAGAGTGCCAAAAAATTGAAGCTTGTGAAGGTTCCGGGAAAGAGTGTGACGACTGTGGCATGAATATAAACATTGAAAATACAGCATTGTGTGAGATGCCGGCTGTAACGGAGGCGTTGGGAAAAAGAGTACTGGATTCAGGCATGGATAAAACAACGACAGAGATGATGGAGCATATTTGTGACAATTTATGCCGGCATCCGGAGAAGGCGACTGATCAGGACGCATTGGAAGACATATGTGCTGAATGCAAGATGGGAAAGTACGTTTGTGACATATTGAATCAGTACAATCAGGCGATACACATCGGCGGAAGCAGGAGAGGGAGCGCTGAGGATGAAGCAAACGGCAGCCAGGGTTAAACAGGTAATAGTGAATGCAATGTTCCAGAACGACATCCGGGATATGGCGAGGTGGCATTTCTTCCGGAAGGCGTGCCAGCATCCGAAGTTTAGCAGGAGACAGGGAGGGGAGAGCGTTGGACAAAGAAAGCTTGAAGGATTACCAGAAGTCAGAGCAGAAAATAAAGAGCCTGGAAAGGCGGATAGAGAATTTAAAGAAGATGGCGGCCAGATATGAATACGGAGCCGTGAAAGGATCTAACCCTGACTTCCCGTATCAACCGATGTCTTTCCACGTATCCGGTTATAACATCCGGGAGGATGAGAAGAAAAGGATCCGGATCAAGAACCTTGAATCCCGGCTGAAGAAACAGAAGGCGGCAGCTGAACAGGAGCGTCTGGAAGTGGAGGAGTTTATAGCAGGAATTGAAGATACTACGACTCAGCTTGTATTTACATACTGTTTTCTGGATGGAATGAATCAGGACGAGGCGGCTAAGAGGTTGCATATGGATAGGACCAGCATATCAAAGAAAATTGATGCGTATTTAAAAGATTCACACAATTCACATTTTTAAGTGATATAATAGGGAGTATGAAAGTACGTCCAAACGGCTTTCGTTCATAAATTCCCCATACATTTTTGAAAGCGTCCTGCATGTGCGGGGCGTTTTTGGTGTTGAAATAATAAATTTCATAAAATCACTTTAAAAGCATAAAAAAATATGTTATAGTTAAATAAATTAATATTAGAGTTTAAAATTATATTCATAGGTGAAAAAAATTATGGGATTTACAAATAAAAAAGTTGACAGAATTAAAAGATACATACTTGAAAATATTCATCATAAAAATAAAAGTATAGCTAGTAAAGTCTCGAAAAATTTTGGAATTTCATTGACAACAGTATATCGATACATAAAGGACTTAGAAAAAGAAGGAATTATTAGCAAAGCCAATGGCATCTATACTTTGAAAGAAACAGCACATTATTTTGAATATAAAGTGAATAAAAAGGAAAGACTAGAAGAAGATGTAATTTATAAAACAGATATTTATCCATTCATAAAAGATTTACCGGCTAATGTGATTAAAATATGGCAATACGCTTTTACCGAGATGATGAATAACGCCATTGACCATTCTGAATCAGATATAATAGCTGGCGTGATAGCAAGAAATTATCTAAATACAAATATTGCTATAATCGACATTGGAATTGGAATATTCGAAAAAATAAGATCATATTATGAATATAATAGTATTGATGATGCAGTATTAGAATTATTTAAAGGTAAATTAACAACGGATTCTGGAAATCATTCGGGAGAAGGTATTTTTTTTACCTCAAGAATGGTTGATATATTTGGGGCAATGTCTGACGGAAAAATATTTACTCATAATAAATATGCGGATTTTTACAACGACATCGAAAGTGTACCGAGTATGAAAAAATACAAAAATTCAAAAGGAACTACTATAGTCATGTTTTTAGCTAATTTTAGCTGCAGACAGACAAAGGAGGTGTTTGATATGTTTTCTGATATAGATGGAGGATTCACTAAAACTCAAATTCCTATTAGTAAAGTCTTTTCAGATGACTATCCAGTTTCTCGTTCCCAAGCTAAAAGGCTGTGTAGTAGATTTGAAGATTTTAGTGAGATTATTTTAGATTTTGAAGGAGTGGGAGATATAGGGCAAGGTTTTGCTCATGAGTTGTTTGTTGTATTTAAGAGGAATCATCCAAGCGTACAGTTTGCCATAATAAATGCTAATGAAGATGTAAGCAAGATGATTAAACATGTTGAAGTTTCGGCTAAAAAAAATATTAATTAAAGCATCCCACGGGGTGCTTTTTTCCTATCCAGGGGAGTTGCAGGAATAAAAAGATTAGGCAGTCCATAGACCACCTAATCCCTACAAAGTTCGTCCAGCGTGACGTCAAGGGCATCCGCCAGTTTAATGGCAGTTTCCACCTTGCACCGATTAAAACGTTCAATATCCTCAATGGTGCGTTGCGGAACCCCTGACAGTTCAGAGAGTGCCCTGATAGATAACCCTTTGCTATTTCTTGTTTGTTTTAGTTTCATGCAAATACCTCCATATTTTTGGCAGCACATCTGCAAGCAATATCACGGATGAGCATATAACGAATATACAACTGGTAACGGACCAATCAGTGATAAAGGCATAAACAATAGCAAAGACAAAAAATAAATCATAAAATTTTATTTTTTTCATTTTAAATTATACACCGATGTGGTAAAATAAAAGAAGAGGTAGGGGAGATTCCTCTCCCCACTTCCTACTT